TTCTCAATGGGTTGTCAAAACAAACCAATTGATTGTACAATCGGAAGAAACGAACACACTTGCTGTTGCAGCTTTCAATACAGCAAATGATGTTTCGTATACAGCAGCTAACATATCAGCAGAAATACTTTCGACAAATAATGCTTTCATTATAAACATTAGCAATCAGTTGATATCATCAGGTAATTTGACAAATGCTATCTTGTCTAATACCGATATTATGAATACAATCTATACCAGTGCAAATACGATAACATCTGAATATCTGGTCTCAAACACTGAATTTATTAGTAACATAACAATAAATGTAACCAATGAACTATTGTCATCTGGTAATCTGACAAATGCAATACTATCTAACACCATCATAACGAATACAATATATGATAATGCAAATAGTATTGCAACAGCGTTCAATGCAAATTCTAATCTTGGTTTAGCTTGGAATACAGCCAACTCTGCTTATGAAACAGCTAACTCTGCGTTGGCTAATACTGATTCGTACACATTGGTAATCAATAATCTAACTATTACAGGAAACCTGATACTTTCAGGACCTGATGCAGTTCTCAATATGTTATAAGGAAATAAAATGGCAGCATATGTAGAACTCTTTATGGATCAAGGTGCAACATTCAACAATGTGATAAATCTATCAGATGACTTGACAAATGCAAACATCAATATCTCTGGCTACATTGTTCGTAGCCAGATGCGTAGGTCATATTACTCAGCCAATGCTTCAGCAAATCTAACATGTCAAATAACCAACGCTTCTACGGGCGAAATAACAATATCTTTGGAATCAAACGAAACAGCAAATATCAAGTCGGGCAGATATCTTTTTGACATACAGGTAACAACTCCTTCAAACACAACAGTGCGCCTGCTTGAAGGAATTGTTACTGTAACACCAAGGGTGACTAAATAACTTAAAGATAAGGAAAAAATATGTCACTCCTAACAGACAAAATTAAGATTTCAATAAACAATCCTAATAGACTTACTGTTAGGACGGTAGGTATTTCAGCATTGGCGCAAACAGGTAGATTGTCAAATTTGCTTGATGTTGACGCAAGCAGCCCCAATGAGAATGAAACACTCGTTTATGATGAAGCACTTGAAAAATATGTTGTAAAAACACTTCCACTTGTTGACGGAGGACACTATTAATGTCTTCCAATAACACAACAGTTCAGCTAAGACGCTCCGACATACCAGGTAAAATACCAACAGTTGAACAGTTGTTGGATGGTGAACTTGCTATCAATACTCATGATGGCAAGATGTTTTTCCGTAGAAATGCTAATGGCAATATGTCTATTGTCGAAGTTGGCATTGATGCTGCTGTTGAAAATGTGCTATATGTGTCGAAATCTGGTGATGATACTGTCTATGATGGTAGAAGCTTGGATAGAAGTTTTAAGACTATTGAAAAAGCACTGTCTATCGCAACATCAGGAACAACGATTTTTGTCAAAAGTGGCAATTATGTAGAAAATAATCCTCTACAAGTTCCAGCAGGCGTTTCAATAGTTGGAGATAATCTAAGAACAACCTCAGTAAGACCTGCAACTACAAATCAAGACTTGTTTCATGTAAGAAACGGTTGTTACATTACAGGATTTACATTCAGAGATCATGTGTCTCCTGCCGCTGCAATTGCTTTTCCAGATGCTGGCGCAGGCCTTATCACAACAAGCCCTTATATCCAAAACTGTTCTTCTATTACTACAACAGGAACAGGCATGAGAGTTGATGGATCAAAAGCTTCTGGTCTTCGCTCAATGGTTTCAGATTCTTATACACAAATAAATGTGGGCGGCATAGGCATTCATCTTCTTAACAAAGGATATGCACAGCTTGTATCAATTTTCACTGTTTTCTGTGATGTTGGAATTCTATGCGAATCTGGCGGCCAATGTTCTATCACAAACTCAAATTCAAGTTTTGGCAATTATGGACTAAAAGCAAATGGTATCAGTGAAGTTCTTTATTCGGGTTCAGTATCAGCAAATGTAAATCAAAATTTTGATACAATACAATTGGAAAATCTTTCTGTTAGACCTCGATATGGTGATGCTATAAAATTTGACAATCAACCATTTCACTATACAGTCATCAACACGACTCCTCTGGTAAGTAATACAGCAACTGTAACAATAGATATCGGATTAAATGACTCTTTATTTACAGGAAATAATGTTGCATTCTATCAACGAAGTCTCATTACATCAAGCGGGCATACATTTGAATATGTTGGTGCAGGAATAGATGTTGCAACAGCACTACCACAAACAGGTGGTATTCCTATTCAAGCTAATGAAGTTGTAGAAGATGATGATGGTAGAGGTAGAGTGTATTATACCAGCACAGATCAGTTGGGTGATTTTAGAGTTGGTAGTGAACTGATATTCAATAGAGCGTCAGGAACAATTACAGGTGATACATTTGATAGAAGTCTATTTGCGGTACTAACACCATATATTCTTGCAATAGAAAGTTAAAAAATGGCAGGGCAAGTCAATACATTTAGAACAGTAACAGCAAATATAACAACTTCAAATACAGTTGTTTACACAACACCTGTTGGAATAACTTCAATTATTCTAATGGCACAAGTTGCAAACATAACTCAAAACAACCATCAAGTTTCATTTACTCACATATCTGACGGAAATAGAACAGAATTGCTTAAAAATTATTCCGTTTTGAAAAATGACGCTGCAAATATGTTGACAGGAAAGTTGATTGTAGAACAAAACAACTCGGTAGAGATAGAATCATCTTCCAACAATGCACTAAAACTAACAATGAGCGTTTTGGAAACTACAAATGCCTAATATCAATAGACTGAGCGGAAAAGTCGAAAAGATTCCAAGTTCAGAAGCAGATCCAGAAAGATACGACTTTTTAGATTTGGCCAATGCAGAACCAGATTTGGGTGTTCCTGCTCTAAATAATGCTATTTCTACTTCAAATACTAACGGCGAGAGAGTTTGGGTAAATCTTTCAAATAATTTTGTAGTAGATTCAACAGGAAATCTAATAGTAACACAAATCGTAGCAGGAACATTTTAAAAAAGGATCAAAGGAAATAGAAAATGGCTAATACTATTATTCAAATTAAAAGATCATCAACATCAACAGCACCAACACCAGGGTCACTTGTCGCTGCTGAACAAGCATATTCGTTTTTAAGTGACAAGTTATTCATCGGTAATACCGCAGGTTCTGGTGTAATTGAAATTGGCGGTAAATATTGGGTTGATACAACTCAAGTATCATTTGATCAAGCAAATGCTGCATTTGAAGCTGCAAACAATGCAAGTTTAAATTCAAATACCGGTATTGCTGCTGCTTTTTTACAAGCAAACACAGCAAGAAATCATGCTAACGCAGCTTTTGATCAAGCTAATACAGCACTTGAATATGCACAACCAGCAATCTTTACTGCAAATGCTGCTATCATAACAGCTAATGCAGCATATGATCAAGCAAATATAGCTACAACAAATGCTGGAGCTGCTTTTGATAAAGCAAACTCGGCCAATCTTCTTGCATTTAATACTGGAGCAGGAGCAAATGCATATGCACAAGCTGTAGGTGCAGCTGGTAATGCTTACACAGTCACAGTTGGAGCAGCTTCAAACACATATGCTCAAACCGTAGGAACTGCTGGAAATAACTATACAATATCTGTTGGTGCTGCTGCTAATGGTTGGGCAAATACACAAGCAGCTGGTGCAAAAGACTATGCAAACAACACTTTTGTAAAGTTAACTGCACCAAATCAAACAATTACAGGCGATTTAAATCTTGTTGGTAATCTTATAGTTTCGGGTAATACGACACAAATAAGTGTAACTGAATTGGAAGTTTCAGATCCTCTTATCTATCTTGCTGGTAATAACTATATCTCAGACATTGTAGATATTGGTTTTATTGGAAATTATGTCAATGCTACAGGCTCTAATGTTCACACTGGTCTTTATCGTGAACATGAAGACAAGATGTACTATCTATTTCAAGGTTATGATGCTGAACCTATAGACAATCATATTGGTGCATTTTCTAACAATATGACATTAGCTGTCCTAAACGCGGATTTGAGAACAAGCAATCTATGGTTAGGCGGCGCAAATGCTATCGTAACAATTGGTGCAGCATTTGATAAGGCTAATGCAGCTAATCTTCTTGCATTCAATACAGGTATCGGCGCAAATGCTTATACAGTTACAGTGGGTGCAGCAGCTAACGGATGGGCTAATTCCATCTCAGCAACAAGAAGTGCTGCTTCTAATGCTTATGCTGTAACAATAGGTACAGCTTCTAATGCTTATGCCGTGACAGTAGGAACTGCTGGTAATAATTATACTGTTACAGTAGGTGCAGCAGCCAATGGATGGGCAAATACTATCTCATCAACTAGAGCAGCAGCATCTAACGCTTATGCTGAAACGATTGGTGCAGCAGCAAACACAAATGCAGGTAATGCTTCTTATATTAGTTCTGGTATATTAGCAGTTGCTTATGGTGGTACCGGTGTAACATCATTTACACAAAATGGTATTCTATATGGCAATACGGCAGGTGGTCTAAAAGTAACATCAGCAGGAACAGAAGGGCAAGTATTGCAAGCATCATCTACTGGTATTCCTCAGTTTGGAGATTTAGACGGCGGTACATTCTAACACACTATTGGAGTTTAAATTATGAGTGAGAAATATATTAATGCATACATTGATTCCGCTGTTGGAATCATACATGAAAACTTGAATACAATATTGCAGTTGAAAGCTCAGTTGCGTGTGACAAACGAACTACTAGGTGAAAAAGATAGTGTTATCAACAGTCAAATTGCTGAAAAAGATAACACTATCAATTTACTTTCTTCTGAACTATCAAGTTTAAAAAGTCGATCTGTTGATGTTGAAGAATTGAAAAAGAATGCTAAGTATTGGGAAGATTCATACCATGCAATAAATAACAAAGTTGCACATATGGAAACTCTTACAAAGCAGTACAATGATTTGAAATCTCAATTTTTTACTGTGAATGAAGAGTTAAAACTTACAAAATTGAAAATTGAAGAATTTGAGACTGTAAGTAAAACTCCTAAAAAGACACTAAATATTAAAAACTCTGTACAAACTAACAAAGTTGAAGATAAAAGAAAAGAAATTTTAATAGATGACTTTTAATGTCTAACACAGTAATAACTCTTAAAAAATCAGCAATACCTGGTTCAGAGCCAACTTCACTTGCAAACGGCGAGTTGGCTATTAACTATGCTGATGGTAAACTGTATTATAAGAGTAACACAGGTATAATCAAATCATTCGTATCTGATTTGCCTCCTCAAGCTGATGCATTTGGAACAGTTAATGCAGCAGGAACTCTTATTGTTGCAGATACTTCGGGAGATGTTCTTAATCTTTTACCTGGTAATAATATTCAAATTACAGGTGATGCCCTTAATGATTCCATAACAATTTCAGCTATTCTAACTGATGGCGCACAAGGTACAACTGGCGCGCAGGGTATACAAGGTCCTCAGGGAACAACTGGTACACAAGGTGCTACTGGTACTCAAGGTGCTACTGGTACACAAGGTACTCAAGGCGTTCAAGGTACTACTGGCGCACAGGGTACTACAGGTACTCAAGGTGCAACCGGAACTCAAGGTACGACAGGTGCTACAGGTTCACAGGGTATAACTGGATCAACTGGTAGTCAGGGTACAACAGGAAGTCAAGGTTCTACAGGTACTCAAGGAACGACAGGATCTCAAGGAACGACAGGATCACAAGGCACAACAGGAAGTCAAGGTTCTACAGGTACCACAGGTTCTCAAGGCGCCACTGGATCAACTGGTAGTCAGGGTACAACTGGATCTCAGGGTACAACTGGATCAACTGGTTCTCAAGGCACTACTGGATCAACTGGTAGTCAGGGTACAACAGGAAGTCAAGGTTCTACAGGTACTCAAGGCACAACTGGATCTCAAGGAACGACAGGATCACAAGGCACAACTGGTTCTCAGGGTACAACTGGATCTCAGGGTACAACTGGATCAACTGGCTCTCAGGGTACTACTGGATCAACTGGTAGTCAGGGTACAACAGGAAGTCAAGGTTCTACAGGTACTACAGGTTCTCAAGGTATTACGGGTTCCACAGGTTCACAGGGTATTACTGGATCTCAGGGTAGTACTGGATCAACTGGATCTCAGGGCACTACTGGATCACAAGGTACCACAGGTACTCAGGGTACCACTGGATCTCAAGGAACGACAGGATCACAAGGAACTACAGGGTCTCAAGGTACCACTGGATCACAAGGAACCACAGGGTCTCAAGGTACCACTGGATCACAAGGAACCACAGGGTCTCAAGGCACTCAAGGCACTCAAGGTCCAATTGGTCCATCTACACAGATAAATTCTACTCTCGTAACAGTAAACGATCTAGTTTATCCCGTATTTGTAACAACAACAGGATCAAATCAAACTGCACAATCTGCACCTGGATTCACTTACAATCCAGCATCAAATACACTTATTATCGGAACAACCAATGTAGTAGCAACTATTGTTCTAGCTTATAATCAAGCAAACACTGCTAATAGTATTGCTGCAAACGCTCTTCCAAAAACAGGTGGAATTATATCTGGTGATTTGAGCATTGCTGGAAACTTGACTGTTTCAGGCAATACAACTTTTGTTAACGCTGAAAATCTAAAAGTTTCTGATCCACTTCTGTATCTTGCTGGAAATAACTATTCTTCTGATATCGTGGATATTGGTTTTATAGGCAATTATGTCAACGCAACTGGTCAAAATGTTCATACTGGTCTTTATCGTGAACATGAAGACAAGATGTATTATTTGTTTAATGGTTATGATGCTGAACCAGCAAACAATCATATAGGTGCATTTTCTAACAATATGACATTAGCTGTTTTGAATGCTGATGTCCGTACATCCAATTTAACACTTGCTGGCTCTAACACTATTATTTGGATTAGAACAGTAAATGAGACTGCGAATGCAGCATATGATAAAGCAAACTCTGTTCAAGCGATTCAAGGTATTCAAGGCATTACAGGATCACAAGGCGCTACTGGATCACAAGGCGCTACTGGTACACAAGGTGCTACTGGTACTCAAGGTGCTACTGGATCACAAGGTGTTCAAGGTCGTCAGGGTACCACTGGATCTCAAGGTGCAACTGGCACTCAAGGCACTACTGGATCAACTGGTTCTCAAGGTACGACAGGTGCTACAGGTTCACAGGGTATAACTGGATCAACAGGATCACAAGGCACAACCGGATCAACTGGTTCTCAAGGTGCTGTTGGTTCTCAAGGAACAACAGGTGCCACAGGATCACAAGGCGCCACTGGATCAACTGGTTCTCAAGGCGCTGTTGGTTCTCAGGGCACTACTGGTGCAACTGGCTCACAAGGTGCAACTGGAACTCAAGGTACTACTGGTGCAACTGGTTCACAAGGAACGACTGGTACTCAAGGCGCTACTGGATCACAAGGTGTTCAAGGTCGTCAGGGTACGACAGGTTCTCAAGGTACGACAGGTACTCAAGGTACGACAGGTACTCAAGGTACTCAGGGTGCAACTGGACCTTCAACAACAATCAATGCTGCTGCTGTAACAGATAATGATGAAGTTTTCCCTGTATTCGTAACTGCTCTTGGTTCAAACCAGACAGCGGAAGGTTCTACTGGTCTTACATATAATCCTTCTTCTAATACACTGACAGTTTCTGGTCCATTTTTTGCTACATCTAAGTCGTTCGTCATTAATCATCCTACAAAAGATGGAATGAAGCTAAGATATGGATCGTTAGAAGGTCCAGAAAATGGTGTGTATGTTCGTGGTCGTCTTGATGGCCAGAGTATCATTGAATTGCCTGAATATTGGTGGAATTTGGTTGATGAAGAAACAATCACAGTCAATTTGACACCAATTGGAAAGTCACAAGACATTTGGGTGCAGTCAACGTCTTCTCATTTCATACATCTCAATCAACCAGCAGATTGTTTCTTCACAGTGTTTGCTGAACGTAAGGACGTTGAAAAGATCGTCGTGGAGTATTAACGATGGGTATTGGTTATAATCCAAAGATAGTTATTGATCAGTTGTCAATGTATGTTGATGTTACCAATCCAAAATCTTGGCCAGGTTCGGGCACATCTTGGTATGATTTAGGACCAAATAAACTAGTTTTTTCGCACGCAGGAGTAACTCAGACACCTGAAGAAATTATTGGTGGCGTAAAATCTTTCGCATTCAACAATTCAGGTTATTGGCAATGTTCTACAAACGCAGCATCTGTTGATTTTGGTGGTGACTGTACTCTTCTTATGTGGATTTACTCAGAAGATATAATCAACAGAAAAACAGTCTTTGAAAAAGCAGGAACAATATATCAATCATATGAACAAGAGATTGCTGTGACATGGGAAGCAGCAGATAATTTTTCATATTATAGCAGATACAATGATTATGACTATGGCGGTACTGCTGCTATACAAATAAACAAGTGGAGTTTGGTAGGAATAAAAATGAGTAGTGGAAAAACTGCTACAGCAAGAACTGGATTTTATAGCATAAATGGCGCATCTTGGATTTCAGGTTACACTTCGCGTTCATCGACAGCTTTGACTGCGGCTGGTGCCATTCGAATTGGAAGTGGTTATGCTGGTCCTGTAGAAAGTGGTAACATTGGAGCAGTTATTTGTTATAACAAGATGCTCAATGATGAAGAAATCAAACAAAACTTCAATGCACTTCGTGGAAGGTTTGGCATCTAATGGCTCTTTTTCATTCTCCTCGCATAGTTACTGATGGATTGGTGTTGTGTTTGGATGCAGCAAATGTGAAGTCTTATCCAGGTTCTGGTACGACATGGACTGATCTGAGTAATGTTATAGGCAATGTAAACATTCAGAATAGAAGCACAGATTGGTCATTTCAACAAGATACATCAACTGGACAATATTGCGTTTACAATGACAGCAATAGAACATCTGGAAATAATCCTGGTATCGATATACCTGTCAATAATGGTTTCAATAAGATTGAAGGAACTATAAGCTTATGGATTAAACCTACAAGCTATACAGGTGGAATAGGATGGTTTAATAACAGTGATGGAAGTACATATACTAATGTAAGTAATTGGTTTTGGATAGGAACATGGAATACAAGCAATATATTGTATTTCAGGCAAGGCAATGCGTTAACTTGCTGTAATGATTTTACCATAAGTAGTTTTCCTTCTATTTATCCATTAAACACGTGGCAGTATTGGTGTGTTACATGGAAAGTTTCTGCAGGTCAAGCAGCATTCTATAAAAATGGATCATTACATTCAAGCACATCAGGTTTGCCGACAGATATACCAAACACAAATCCTACTAATACCGGACAGTTGTTTAACGGACATACCAGAGGCGACAATATGCAATTTAGAGGATATTGCAATACGTATAAGATTTACAATCGCGCAATATCAGCGGGAGAAGTTCAGCAAAACTTCAATGCTCTAAGAGGAAGGTTTGGAATATGAGTGTATATGCTGGACCTGCAGATTGGTGGACAGACGGAACCAATGATGGCAGATATCATATTGCTACGAAAGGCATAGTTCAAACTGGTCTTGTATATCACATTGATGCCGCAGTTACGCAGTCATATCCTGGTTCTGGTTCAACATGGACAGACTTAACAAGCAGTCCAATTAATGCAACGATCAACAATGGCACTTTCAGCAACGACTCTGGCGGATCTTTAATTCCCAGTTCCAATACTGCTAGATTTGCTACAGTTGGAAATCTAGCAGTAGATTCTAAACTTTCACTAACACAGAATTTTTCTATAGAACAGATATTTAAACCTTCAGGATATCAACCTAATGCCTATTATGGTTTAACAAATCAACTTTTTACAAAAGGAACAGCAGCAACTTATAACTATGCTACACAATTAAATAGTGATACTTCAGTAACTTTTATAAAAAGAACAAGTCCAGAAAGTTTACAGTATCATAATTTTACTGTTCCGTCAATGTTGAATAGAGTTATCGTTTTAACATTTGTAGTTTCATCAAATACTACTATATTATGTTACATGAATGACACACTAATTGGTTCTTTAAGTGTTACTGGAGGAGCTATTGCTGCTGTTGCAAACGATCCGACATATATCGGTCATAATTTTAATGGTAATGATGGTGTTTTTAAAGGAAATTATTATAGCTGTAAAATTTATAATGTAGCTTTGTCAACAGCAGAAATCCAACAGAACTTTAACGCGCTTCGCGGTAGATTTGGAATATAAATACCAACATGGCTAATACTTACAAAAACATAGTTATCACACCGAATATCGGTTCATCAACAGACGATCCTAAGATTCAGTTCTCGGGTGGTAACACTTCTGTCAACACCGATATCACTCTTCGCGTGTATCCAACATCTAACGGAACGCTTTCATTTGAGGGTTCTGCTGGCCAGCTATTCTCTATTACCAATGATCTAACAGGCACAATTTTTAGCGTCAATGACGTTTCTGGTATTCCTTCATTAGAAGTTGATGCAAGTGGTCTAGTCACACTAGCAGAATTTGGCGGTAATGTTGCTGTAGGTAGATCAGATGCTAATTATAAGGTTGATGTTGTTGGTGGTGTAAATGCAACAGCATTCTTCATCAATGGTAGTCCAACAAACATTCAAGGTGCTACAGGAAGTCAAGGTACAACAGGTTCTCAAGGTACCACTGGTTCTCAGGGTACTACAGGTACTCAAGGTACCACTGGATCAACTGGTGCTACAGGAAGTCAGGGTACTACAGGTACTCAAGGTACCACTGGATCAACTGGTGCTACAGGAAGTCAGGGTACTACAGGTACTCAAGGTACCACTGGATCAACTGGTGCTACAGGAAGTCAGGGTACAACTGGTGCTACTGGATCAACTGGTGCTACAGGAAGTCAGGGTACAACTGGTGCTACTGGATCAACTGGATCTCAAGGTACGACTGGTGCTACAGGAAGTCAGGGTACAACTGGTGCTACTGGATCAACTGGATCTCAAGGTACGACTGGCGCTACTGGATCACAAGGAACAACTGGTGCTACTGGATCAACTGGTGCTACAGGAAGTCAAGGTACAACAGGTTCTCAAGGTACCACTGGTTCTCAGGGTACTACAGGTACTCAAGGTACCACTGGATCAACTGGTGCAACTGGTTCTCAAGGTACCACTGGATCAACTGGTGCTACAGGAAGTCATGGTACTACAGGTACTCAAGGTACCACTGGATCAACTGGTGCAACTGGTGCAACTGGTTCTCAAGGTACCACTGGATCAACTGGTGCTACAGGAAGTCAAGGTACTACAGGTACTCAAGGTACAACAGGAAGTCAGGGTACAACTGGTGCTACTGGATCAACTGGATCACAAGGTACGACTGGCGCTACAGGAAGTCAAGGTACCACTGGATCAACTGGTGCTACAGGAAGTCAGGGTACAACTGGTGCTACTGGATCACAAGGCGCTACTGGTACACAAGGTGCTACTGGTACTCAAGGTGCAACTGGATCAACTGGATCACAAGGTACTACAGGCACTCAAGGAACAACAGGCGCTACAGGAAGTCAAGGTGCTACTGGATCAACTGGATCACAAGGTACTACTGGTGCACAGGGTATTCAAGGTCGTCAAGGTACAACAGGAACTCAGGGTGCAACAGGAACTCAGGGCGCTATTGGCACACAAGGTATTCAGGGTGCTAGTGGCGGCGGATATTTCCAAGGCAATAATGGAGATACAGGAATCGCAACTGGACTTGGTGACATCTTCCGTGTTCATACAGATACGCTAACTACGAACACAACTATATACTCAGGTAATAACGCGCTTGCTGCTGGTCCAATCACAGTTGCAGCAAACAGAACATTAACAATACAAGCAAACGCAAGAATAGCAATAGTATAACATGTCAACATTATCTATATCACAAATAACAACCGGCGATAACACAACACCTTTACTTTTTACAACAGGTAATGCCTCGTCTGGTTTTATCAAAGTACAGTCAGCAAACGATGAAATATTGTTTAGTGGTAAACCTAGATTTACAGGTACTATTTCTGGTGTTGCACCCACCGCAGCATTTAACACAGCAAATCTTGCTTATGCACAAGCTAATACTGCTTTAACAACTGGACAAGCAGCTTTTGGTCAAGCTAATACAGCAGCAACAATTGGTTCAGCAGCTTTTGGTAAAGCTAATACAGCAGCAACAATTGGTTCAGCAGCTTTTGATAAAGCTAATACAGCAGCAACAATTGGTTCAGCAGCTTTTGATCAAGCCAATACAGCGGTATCAACAGGTAAAGCAATCGCAATGGCAATCGTTTTTGGATAAGAGGAAAATATGGCAGCGCCAAACATAGTCAATGTAACAACAATTCGTGGTAATACAGAAGTACTGGCAGTTACTACGTCAGCTACTGCCGTTGTAACTAACAACGCAGCTTCCGGTAAAGTATATAAAATAAATTCTCTAGTTATATCAAACATAGATGGCACTAATGCTGCTGATATTACAGTTGATTTGTTTAGAGGCGGTAGTGCTTATTCTATTGCTAGTACAATAACTGTACCAGCAGATGCTACACTAGTTGTCATTTCAAAAGAAACAGCAATATATCTTGAAGAAGGCGATGCACTTAGATGTACAGCATCAGCAGCTGGTGATCTAGAAGCAATTTGTAGTTATGAGGAAATTTCGTAATCTATGCCTTTACAGAGTGTATATCTTAACGGTGGTTTTGTTGGTGTAACAAAAAGCTATAGAAGCGAAAACGCATTAACCGCAATGTCTTTTGTTGCTAGTTCTACAGGAACAAACACACCTAATGTAACCATACCAGCCAGCGCACAAGCTGGAGATGTTGCGATTATAGTAGACAATGAAGATACTGCTGGAACATTATCTGCTCCTTCTGGTTGGACGCTCATTAGATCAGATTCAGTTTTTTCTAACATAACAGGCACGACATATTATAGAATACTACAAGCGGGTGATGCCGGAACTACTGTTACTAGCACTGACGGAACAACTACTAATCACTTTATGTTGTGTGCTGTATTTCGTCCAAATGCTGGTACTATTACAGGTGTCACGATAAATGATTCTGCTGGTCTAGCAACTACTGGCAATCCAGGTACACAAACTTTAAGTATGAGCGCAGAAACAGCAAGACCGATTATTGGGTTCTTTGCGATGGGGCAAAGAGGAAGTAATAATAATGCATTAAATGTCACGGATACGCCTGATGGTTTTTCTGTTATCATTTGTGATGACGAGTCAGGCAGAGACGTTATTGAACTGTATTACATATTATACAACGAAGGTGATACTCCTGCCAATGTTACTGGTGATATTGGAGATTCGGGCTCTCAGTTTATGCAATCTTTCTATTTTACATTTTCATCAACTCCGTCATATATTTTAAACTCTGGAATTTTTAATCTACAAGCTGTTATAGAAGGATTATCGGTGTGAGCAGAGGTAGATTTGGTGGGTTTTTTAAAGGCAGAAAAAGATATTTCAACAATTGGGATGATCTCAAATCAGAGAATGTTGCTGCTCCTGAAACTATTGCTGATCTTGACTATTCAAAAGCTAAAGGTATATGGAACCTCAGATCAACGATTCAATTTCCTAAAAGAACAAATTTGTTCTCAGCATCGTACATAACATCAACTTCTGTAGGAAGCACAAGTTCTAGCTATACATTTAATTCTGTTAACATAGGTGATGCTGACACAAATAGAACAGTTGTTGTTACAGTTAGTTGGAATGCAGGAGCATCCGGCAGATTATTAAGTTCTGCTACTATTGGTGGTGTGAGCGCAACTCTTTTACAAACAAGCAACGCTGCTGGTTATGAAAGAAGTGCAATAATATATGCTAATGTACCTTCTGGAACTACAGCAAACATTGCACTGACATTTAATGGCACGATTACCAATGGTATAGCAATAGGAATATTTAGACTATTAAATGTAACTACAGTCACATCTCCTGTTTATAACGCCCACAACAATACAACAACTACATATACTACAAATATAAGTGTTAATGCAGGAGATTATGTTATATCTGCTTTAGGTGTTGGTAATGGAGTTGCTAACTGGACAAATACCACAGAACGATATACATATACAAAGAGCAATGATTATTTGGAAGGTGCTTCTACTACAGCATTAACAACTGGAACGCTTTCAATATCAGCAACAGGTTCTACATATGGTGTTTTAACAACAGTTGCTTTTAGGTAAATGGAAATAAGATAATGGCACTATATTCATACAACGGCGCATATCCACAAACAATACCATTCAGAATTAGATTGTCTGATGGTAGAACAAGAACTGATCCGACTTCATTTACAGCAGAAGAAATTACTGACGCTGGATACACTGAAGTATCTGATAAGCCAACTATTACTGATACACAAGTTTTGGAATGGAATTCACAAGCGATTGACTGGATTGTTAGAGACAAAACTTCAGAAGAGATCGCTGCTGAACTTGCTGCTAAAAGAACTAAAACACTTGATTCTATCACTGGATATAGAGATGAACTGATCGCTCAAGGATTTTTGTTTAATGATATAATGTTTGACAGCAGACCAGAAGATCAGAAGCGTATCTCGGGTGCTGCACTACTTGCTTTCATGGCAGTTTCACAGGGCGCACAAGCAAACAACTATCTATGGCATGGTGGCACAGAACCTTTCTCATGGATCGCACAAGATAATTCTATCGTTCAGATGGATTCACCAACTGTTATTTCATTTGGGCAAACAGCAGCAGAACACGAAAGATCGCATATTTTTGCTGCTAGAGCATTGAAAGACATGGATCCAATTCCAGAAGATTGGGCAAACACTGCGTACTGGCCATGATTCGTAACTACCTTTGGAATATATTGATTTCGATTGACCAGCTGGGCAATACTTTACTCGGTGGTAATCCTGACGAAACAATATCTTCAAGGTGTGCTAAAATATTAAGCACATGCATTTTGTGCAGATGGTTTTGTTGGCTGGCTGATAAGATCGACCCTAATCATTGTCATAAGTCGATAGAACATGACGAAGGCATATAAATAAGATAAACAACAGGAATAGTAGGAAATGTCAACACTAAAAGTCGCCAACATACATTTTGATTCAACAGGAACAAAAAGTATTCAAGCAAACGGAACAGCCGTAACAATAAACACTGCGGATGCTGAAAAAATCCGTTTTGATGATACAGGCAATGTTCTCATTGGACGCACAACATCAACAGTAGGTAACAATGTCAAGCTTGATGTAAACGGTGCAATCAATACATCTGCTGTACTTATCAATGGTTCAACTTTATCTGTAAGTGAAGCATTTAACCAAGCTAATACTGCCAGAGTTCATGCCAATGCTGCACATTTAACTGCTAATGCTGCACATTTAACTGCTAATGCAGCATTTAACCAAGCTAATACTGCCAGAGTTCATGCCAATGCTGCACATTTAACTGCTAATGCTGCATTCGGCAAAGCAAACTCTGCACTAGCAAATACTTCAGGCGCTGTTTTTTCCGGTAATTTGCCGGTTTTAGGCAATGTTCTCGTTAATCGTACAACCAGCACAGTGGGTAACAACGTCAAGCTTGATGTAAACGGTGCAATCAATACATCTGCTATATTGATAAACGGTTCTGCACTATCAGTTGGTGGTAACTATGTGATGCAAGTTTTTACTGCAAATGGTACTTGGACAAAACCTGCAGAATTGAAAGCTATCAAAGTCACAGTCGTTGGTGGAGGAGGCGGCAATGGCGGACCTATAAGCGCCGGGATCCGGCAGGATGGCGCTGCTGGTGGAGGAACTTCTATGTCATATATACCTGCTCCAAGCATTCCTGGACCTGTCACTGTTACTGTAGGTTTAGGAGGAAGTGTTAGTTCAGTACCAGTGACAACAGGAGGAACATCTTCTTTTGGTGCCTTTTGTAGTGCAACAGGCGGAGGAGGCGCAGGTAGTAGCGGCGGTTCCGGATCAGGAGGAACAATTAATATACCAGGAGGGCGAGGAAGTGGAACCTTAGCCAACCCCACCGTGGCAATAGCAGGCGCTGGCGGCGCGGCAGCAGTGTTAAGCAGCACACAAGGTGGTCAAGATTCACCGACCGGCGGTTCGATCAGCCCCAATAGCGGTAATTTATATGGCGGAGGAGCGTCTGGTCGATGGCGGAATCCGTCATCCGGCAGTTCGCCGCCCAACGGCGTTGGTGCTCAGGGTATAGTTGTTGTTGAGGAGTTTTATTGATGAAAGCATTAATATCACCAAATGAAAAAGTTTATTCTTATGATGACACTGAACTTGGCTCAAGAGTAGCACAGGTAGAGGAAACAGAATTTCCAGTTGCCCCGCCTTTGTTTTGGATAGATTGTCCAGATGACTGTGCTGCCGATAAATGGTACTACTCTGAAGGGCAACTATATATTAAGCCAGAATCAGTTATATAAGAACCAACTGAATAATTGCATTACAGTCGTTATGAAAGGAATATACTATGAATACTGCTGAACAGTATGAAACACATCGTTATGTGCATCTCGAAGGGTTTCTTGACAAGAAGAACTGTGAAGAACTTACTCTCGCATTGAAGAATGAAATTAACAATCGAGGTTGGTTTGATCCACAATGCCCAAAAAGCAAATCTATTAGAGATAGTGTTACCTTTGATAAGTTGCTTGTTGATTTGCTACCACATTTTGAACAGGCTTCAGGTTTAAAATTACTACCAACTTATGCTTATGCAAGATGGTATGAACCAGGTGAAGTTCTCAAAATCCATCGTGATCGCCCTTCTTGTGAAGTAAGTGCTACTTTGACTTTAGATTTTGAGGGTGATGTTTGGCCAATTTATATTGGTAAACCTTCAGATAATCCAACTAATACATCAAGAGTTGATGAACATGACAATACTGTATATGCAGATGATGTCAGCGAACTCAAAATGAAAGTTGGCGATGCAATGCTTTATCGAGGCTGTGAAATGTATCATTGGCGTGACGAATATAAAGAAGGTAAATGGCAAGCACAAGTATTTCTACATTATGTAGATGCAAATGGACCACACAAAGAATGGATATATGACAAACGCGGCAAACTAAATCTGCCGGCAAATGATGATCTTACTATGTGGTTATATAGCGATATACTCACTGAAAAAGATTGTGATATGTTGATTAAGTTGTATAATACTGCGCCAGATGAAGAGGCTGGTGTTGGCGGAGGAACTACTGGAACTATTGATAAAACAATAAGAAATGTTAATAGAGTAGTTCTTCCTGTCTATAAAGGCATTGGAGCTAGGCTTGCTGCGGCGGGTTTAGACGCGAACGCTCAAAGGTGGAAATTTGATATTGAGAGAGCAAATCAGTCGGAATTTTTAAAGTATCCGACCGGCGGCGGTAGATATAAAGGTCATATTGATACATTTTTAAGTAATGATCCAAAAAATTTTGAGGAATGTAGAAAACTGACTGTTCTCGCTTTCTTAAATGATGATTTCAAAGGAGGTAAATTCTTCTTGCAAATTGGACATGAGAAGTTATACCCACCACAAAGAAAAGGTACTGTTTTGGTATTTCCTTCTTTTCTGCTTCACGGTGTTGAAGATGTTGAAGAGGGCGAAAGATTTACGGTTGTAACTTGGATGGTAGGTCCCTGGTTTAAGTGAGCTGTAAATATACATAAATACTCTATAAAGAGGGTATTTACACATGGGCATTCCAGCATCCAGAGAACAGTTGAAAGAGTGGTGTCTTCGCCAACTTGGATTTCCTGTCATTGACATAAATGTGGACGACGATCAGGTAGAAGATCGTATTGACGAAGCCTTTCAGTATATTCAGCAGTTTCACTTTGATGGTGTTGAGCGTTGGTATCTCAAGCATCAATTTACATCGGAAAACATATCTAATGGTTGGATTCCTATAACAGATAACATCATAGGTGTCACAAAGATATTTCCAATCTCATCCTCAAACGCAACCATCAATATGTTTGACTTGCGATATCAATTGCGTCTTCACGAACTCTATGACTTTACCAGCACATCCTATGTAAACTATGCTCTAACAATGCAGCACATTCGTACACTAGACATGTTGTTTTCCGGTGAAACACCTGTTCGTTTCAACAGACATACAAACAAATTGTACATTGATATGAATTGGGGCATGATCAGTCCTGGAGAGTGGGCAGTTATTGAAGGTTGGGTCATTGTAGATCCTGAGACTTATCCTAAAGTCTATGATGATCGTATGCTCAAGAAACTGGCCACAGCATACATCAAGCGTCAGTGGGGCAACAATCTAAAAAAGTATCAGGGTATGCAATTGCCTGGTGGTATTATGATGAACGGGCAGCAAATCTATGAAGAAGCTGTACAAGAGATTGAAGCACTGGAACAATTGATAAGAGATACCTTTGAGGAACCACCTCAGTTTATGGTAGGATAAAATGGCAACGTCCGTATATTTCAACAACTACTCACCTGGTGTTATAAACGAACAAAGGCTTTTGGAAGATTTGATTGTTGAGAGCATCAAGATAATGGGTCATGATTGTTTTTACATACCCAGAGATGCTTATAACAGCGATGATGAAATCTACGGTGAATCAGTCAATGCAAAGTTTACTCGCGCTTATTCTATGGAATCATATATCGCAAACGTTGAAGGATACGAAGGTGACGGCGACTTCTTTTCTAAATTTGGTTTAGAAATTCGAGATACATCAAACTTTATCATTTCTGCAAGATCATTTAATAAATATGTACCATCAAACATAGCTGCTCGTCCAAGAGAGGGCGATCTGTTCTATGTTCCTGTTATGCGTAAACTGTTTGAAGTAAAGTTTGTAGAAGAAGAACTAAACTTCTTCTCTATTGGTAAACGCAATCCATATATATACGAATTGCGTTGTGAATTGTTCCGCTTCTCTGATGAAAATATTACAACAGGTGTTGAAGAGATTGATGAAGTTGAAGTGCAGAATTCTTACACAATAGAACTTGCTCTTGGATCTGGTTCAGGTCTGTTCTATGAAGGCGAGTTTGCATATCAAGGATCAAATGTCGCAACAGCTAATGCTAAAGCAACTGTTACAAGCTATGATCTATCCACAAAGAAGCTGACACTACATAATATTGTTGGCACATTTGCTACAGCAACAGTTATAAAGGGTGAAACTTCTAATGCTTCATATACTGTTACATCCACAGATGTTCTTGGTGATCATGTATTCTATGATCAGTCAGATAATAAAAATCTACAGACTGAAGCATCATTGTTTATAGACTTATCAGAAATTAATCCGTTTGGAAATCCATAATGTTTGGTACACACTTCTATCATAGAATAACAAGAAAATATGTCGTTCTGTTTGGAACTATGTTCAATAATATAACGCTCGTTCGCACAAATACAGACACTGGTAATGAAATTGAACGAGTAAAAGTTCCTATTGTGTATGGACCAAAAGAAAAGTACATATCAAGACTTCGATCTGATCCTGATCTACAAAAGCAAATTCAAGTTAGACTACCACGATTATCGTTTGAATTGACAGGCATATCATATGATGCTGCTAGAAAACAAAATTCCATGTTGAAGGTAGCTAAAGGAAACAGCGGCACATCTGCTAAGTCTTCCTATATGTCGGTTCCTTACGATTTGAACTTCGAGTTGACATTATATGCAAGAAACATAGATGATGGCACACAAGTCATTGAGCAGATAATGCCTTATTTTAATCCTGATTATACTGTAACAATCAATCCTGTAACAAGTCTGAATGTACTCAAAGACATTCCTATCATATTGAACACAGTTTCCAACAACATTGAATATGAGGGTAACTTTGATAGTGTAAGATTTGTCATGTGGACATTATCTTTCACTATGAAGGCACACTATTATGGTCCTATTACAAATCCAAAGATTATTCGCAAAGTTATCGCAAATCTATTCAACGATCCGACACTACAGTCTGGCTACATAACAAGAATCAATCTAGAATCTGGTAATAACGGCACATATCACATGGATGATATCGCATATCAGGGAAACAGTTACGAGACTGCAAATGCATATGGCATCATTCTAAGTTGGTCAGCCAATACAGGAAAACTTGCGCTTGGTGGAGTGCAGGGGCAATTCAAAACAAACAATACAATTCGCGCATTGTCTTCTAATGCAAGCTATCAACTTGCAAGCTTTGACATATCACCTCTCAAACTTGCAAAAATTACAATTGAGCCAGATCCTCTCACTGCGGAACCTGGTAATGATTATGGATACACAACTGAAATTTTAGAATGGCCTGACATAAATGAGTAAGACAGATAAAGCACTAAGCGAAGCACTTGGTATTGAAAACGCAATGGAAATTATACCACCAAAGCAAGTAGAAGTCATCAATACACCACACGAAGATGATGATATCAAAGCTGACTATAATCTGTCTCGCAGAACTTTTAGGTCGCTGATAGATAAAGGCAATGCTGCTATGGAAAATCTGACTGATCTAGCTAAGGAATCAGAAAGCCCTCGCGCGTATGAAGTCCTTGCTACCATGATGCGAACCATCGCTGATACCACGAAAGACTTATATGACCTTCAGAAGAAAACAAAAGACTTAAAAGGTGATGACAAAAAAGAACAACCAAATGTCACAGTGGAAAAAGCTGTGTTTGTTGGGTCACCTTCCGATTTGCTAAAAAAGATCAAGGAGCAGAAAAATGAAGACGTTTAGAGAGTTTAGACAACAGTTGAATGAATTTGCGCCAACAAAGATGGGTGGCAAGGGCGGATTTGATTTCCGTAATATGTTGACACCACCTAAAAAAAAGATAGGCGGTGGTGGTCCTCCTCCTACTGATGATGGAGGTGATCGTGGTGGTGGCGGAGGTCCAAGTCATGCTGGAGCTGTTCGTATAGCAAGAAACCATTTCAAGAATGTACACGGTGTTGGACCAGATGTAACAAGTGCTGGTGATGGTGAAAATCAAGTCACAATAATTAGCCATCCTAAAGTAAAGCATGAGTATTCTGTTATGGATCAGGATGATAATACACAAGTCATTCATACCAGAAACTTGAAAAACGGTGAACAGAAACACAAAGCTATTGAAGTGAATTGGAATACAAGTAGTCTAGAAAAGCACTAATATGAAAACATTTAGAGAGTTTATAAAAGAAGGTAGAGGAAACTCCCTCAACAGTAAGACACACAGCATCATAGATGGTCTAAATCGTGGTAAAAATGCGGAGATGAAAGGTAAATCAAGTATTCCTGCAAAGATCATCAATCAAGATGACCTAAAACCTCTCACGCCAGATGAAGCCGCTGAACATGATAGAATTGCTGGTGAAGCACGAAAGAAGGGCGACTACTTTACAGGCAGCACATTTGGTAATGAAAAAAATAGATATAGCGTTGCACAAGCAATTGCACATGCAGCCACAAAGAAAACTCTCAATATTCCAACAAAAGGTTTTGTTAGAGACCAAGTTCGTAATTATTGGCAAGGCAATGTAGATAGGGCCAAAAAAGCTATACCTTCTAGACAAGCACCTATTTTAATTATGAAACATTCTAAAAAGCAGAAGTCAAGTGAGTAAAGGTTATAACAATAATCCGAATCTCCCGCGCGAAGACTTTATGCACGCCTTCACTCAGGCTGAACTGGACGAGTTTATCAAGTGTTCGCAAGATCCTGTGTACTTCGCTTGCACATATATGCGTATCATCAACGTTGACCGCGGTCTTATGCCGTTTGAGATGTGGGACTTTCAGAAGGAAATGCTCACAACATTCCATGAAAACAGATTCTCTATTTGTAAGCTTCCTCGTCAGGTTGGTAAGACTACAACCAGTGTTGCATTTTTGCTACACTTCATTCTGTTCAATGAGAATGTTAATGTAGCCATTCTTGCTAACAAATCCGCAACAGCAAGAGAAATCATGGGCAGACTTCAGCTTGCGTTTGAGTATCTACCAAGATTCCTACAGCAGGGTGTCAAGGAATGGAACAAAGGTTCTATTGAGTTGGCCAATGGCTCTCGCGCGGTCGCTGATTCCACTTCTGGTTCATCTGTTCGTGGTAGATCGTTCAATGTTATCTTTCTGGACGAATTCGCGTTCGTTCCAAACAACATCGCAGAAGCATTCTTCATGTCTACATATCCTACCATCTCTTCTGGTAAGACAACTAAAGTTATTATCGTTTCTACACCTAACGGTCTAAACTTGTTTTATCGTATGTGGACTGAAGCACAAGAACAGCGCAGTCTATATAAACCAATTGAGATCCACTGGAGCATGGTGCCTGGTAGAGATGAAGAGTGGAAAGAAGAGACGATTAGAAACACTTCTCCAGATCAGTTCCGCCAAGAGTTTGAGTGTGAGTTTATCGGTTCTACAAACACACTCATTCATCCAGTCAAGCTTCGTTCGCTTGTATGGCACAATCCTATTCGTCAAGAAGGCAAACTGGATATCTACAAAGATCCTGTACCGGGCAGAACATATACAATGACAGTGGACGTGGCCGAGGGGCAGGGGCTAGACTATTCCACATTCTCTGTTATAGATGTTACGGAAATACCATATCGTCTTGTCGCAAAATACAGAAACAACCAGATTTCGCCGTTACTGTTTCCAACTATCATAGTGCAAACAGCAAAGTTATACAATGAAGCTTTTGTATTGGTGGAAATCAACTCTATCGGACTTCAAGTTTCAGACATTATTCATCATGAACTTGCATATGAAAATCTAATCAAGATTGAGATGAAAGGCAAGCAGGGACAGCAGCAAACACCCGGGTTCAAAAAGAAGATAGCATATGGTCTAAAAACTACAAACCAGTCTAAGATGATTGGTTGTACCAATCTGAAAACTCTGATTGAAAGTGATAAGCTTATCATAAATGACGCTCAGATGATTACCGAGTTGACTACGTTCTCAGCAGACAAGAAGACGTTCAAGGCCGAAGAAGGTAATAATGATGATCTGGTAATGACACTGGTACATTTTGGTTGGCTATCAGCACAGAAGTATTTCCGTGAAAACATAAACAATGACATTCGTAAAGTCCTACAGCAAGAGCAGTTCAATCTGATGGATCAGGATGTTGTTCCCATGGGTATAATTGACAATGGTATTGATGATCCTTTTGATGATAGTTCAGACAGAGATTTATGGGTAGAAGACCGTAAAAAACTATATCCATTTGATGATCTGAACTGGTTTCCAAAGCTATAAATACTCGTTTTTCTAAATAATGTAGAGAATGAAACAATCTTTCTTGTAAAGGAGAAACACGATGGCATTTCAATTGTCACCAGGCGTAAATGTATCTGAAATTGACTTAACAACTATTGTTCCTGCTGTAGGTACTACAGAGGGTGCGTATATTGGTCGATTTCAGTGGGGTCCAATCAACGATATAGTTACAATAAGTAATGAAATTGAGTTGGCTGCTACATTTGGTAAGCCAGATAATAACACATTCATTGACTTTTTCACAGCAGCTAACTTCTTAGCATATGCTCGTAATCTAAAGCTAGTTCGCGTAGCAAACACATCTATCGCAAATAATGCTACATCAGGATCACAAAATGTTCTTATCAAGAACAATGATCAATATTTAACAGAATATAGTGATCTTTCTGCTAATGGTTTGATTGGTATGTTTGCAGCTAAGTATGCAGGTGAACTAGGCAACTCACTAAAAGTTTCTGTTTATGCAAATACAATCAATACAACAGTAACTTCATGGAACGCAGCAACATGGACATATGCTTCCGAATTTGATGGTCCGCCAGCAACATCTGTATATGCTACAAATGTAAATGGTAAAAATGATGAAATGCATCTTATCGTTATTGACGAAGATGGTGTATTTTCAGGAAGAGCAAATACAATTCTAGAAAAGTTCGCTTTCATTTCCAAAGCTTCAGACGCTAAAAATGATGATGGTTCATCTAACTACTATGTAAATGTAATCAATGATCGTTCACAATACATTTACATCCTTAACAAGGCACTAAATGGTAATGGTGCAGCAAATACCACAACTTGGGGTCTTTCAGCAGCTAATACAACATTTGCACAGGGCTTACCTGAATATACAGCTTCACTAAGTGGCGGTGTTTCTGGTGCAGTTACAGATGGTGATCGTATTTTAGGTTATGATTTGTTCTCAAACGCTGATGAGACAGATGTTTCATTGTTCATGACTGGTGCCGCTAATACAACAGTAGCACAAGCTGTAATTGATCTTGCTGAAACTCGTAAAGATGCTGTTGCTTTTGTTTCACCTGAATTTGCTGATGTTGTCAACAATGCTGGTGATGAAGCAGATGACATCATTGATCGCAGAAACACATTGAACAGATCAACATCATATGCTGTAATGGATTCTGCTTGGAAATATCAGTTTGACAAATACAACAATGTATATCGTTGGGTACCAATGAACGGTGACATTGCTGGTCTATGTGTAAGAACAGACTTTGAGCGTGATCCATGGTTCTCACCAGCTGGTTTCAATCGTGGTCAAATCAGAAATGTTGTAAAACTTTCTTACAATCCAAACAAAACAGATCGTGACGAACTATACAAGAACGGTGTTAACCCAGTTGTAACATTCCGCGGTGAAGGTACCATTTTATATGGTGATAAGACTCTGTTGGCTCGTCCATCAGCATTTGATCGCATCAATGTTCGCAGACTGTTCATTGTTCTTGAAAAAGCAATCGCAAGAGCAGCAAAATTCAGCTTGTTTGAATTCAACGATGAGTTTACTCGTTCACAGTTCGTTGCTCTAGTAGATCCGTTCTTGCGTGATGTGCAGGGTCGTCGTGGTATCTTTGATTATCGTGTCGTTTGCGATGAAACTAACAATACTCCTGAAATTATCGACAGAAACGAATTTGTCGGTGACATTTATATCAAACCAGCAAGAAGCATCAACTTTATCCAGCTAAACTTTATTGCTGTTAGAACTGGTGTAGCCTTCGAAGAAATTGTTGGTAGATTTTAATTTTAAGACATAAATAGATAAAAAAGGAGTAAAAAAATGGCAGCTTTTGACATTTCAGAATTTAGATCACAGATGACAGGTGATGGTGCAAGACCTAATCTGTTTGAGTGTTCTATTGATGATCTAAGTGCTTTAACAGGAATAACTACAGCACAATCTAAGTTTAACTTTATGTGTCGCGCAGCACAGTTACCAGGCTCAACAGTCAACGCTGTTCCTGTTAACTACTTCGGACGCGAACTAAAGTTTGCTGGTAATCGTACATTCACAGAATGGACAGTTACTATCATCAATGACGAAGACTTTGCTGTCCGTAATGCTATAGAAAGATGGATGAATTTCATTAATTCTCACAGAGAAAATGTTCGTGCTTTAAATCGTGTTTCGCCATCAACATATCAACGAGACGCATTTATTCGCCAACACGGAAAAGCTGGTGGTCTTACTACCGCAGATACAACAGGACGCATCATTAAAGAATATAAGTTCATCGGTATGTTTCCAATTGATCTTTCACCTATTGAAATGGATTGGGGCGCAAACGATACAATTGAAGAGTTTGCTGTAACATTTGCATATCAGTGGTGGGAAGATACAGGTAGATCAATCAGCAGTGCTGGACCTACCACTACCTAATATCTAATATATACTAGAGAGTGGGAATGCTCTTCCCACTCTTTATTTCCGGAGGATAATAGGTGGTTCAACTTTTTGGTTTTGAAATCTCAAGAAAAAAGACGAAGCAAGACAACGCTTCGCAAGATGAAGTCAATAAAACATTCGCATTACCGCAGAATGACGATGGTGCTGTAACTATTCAATCAGGTGCTTATTATGGCACCTATGTTGATTTAGACGGTGTTGTTCGCAACGAAATTGAACTTATCACTCGGTATCGTGAAATGTCAATGCAGCCAGAGTTGGAAACTGCTATTGACGAAATCGTTAATGAAGCAATTGTAAACACAGCTAAAGATAAGGCTGTGGAAATCAACATGGACGACCTTAAGCAGCCAGAAGGTGTCAAGAAGAAGATCAGAGATGAGTTTGATACTGTTCTAAAGCTTCTGAACTTTGGTAATATGGGGCATGAAATATTCCGTCGTTGGTATATTGACGGTCGCATGTTCTATCATGTGATCATTGACGAAAAGAGAGCGGGTGAAGGCATTTTGGAACTAAGATATATTGACCCGCGCAGAATTCGCAAAATCCGTGAAATTCAGAAAACAAAAGATCCTCGCACGACAATCGATATCATCAAGAAGATAAACGAATACTACCTATACAATGAGCGCGGTATTATTGGCGCACATTCCAATTTAGGTGCAAAGATTGCTGTTGATGCAATCGTCAATGTCAATTCCGGTCTAATGGATTCCAAGAGAGCGATGGTTCTCTCTCATCTACACAAGGCTATCAAGCCACTAAACAATCTTAGAATGATTGAAGATGCGACAGTCATTTATCGTCTCTCACGCGCGCCTGAGCGCCGTATATTTTACATTGACGTTGGTAACATGCCAACCATCAAAGCAGAACAGTATCTAAAAGATATTATGACTAAGTATCGTAACAAGCTTGTTTACGATAGCAGCACAGGTGAAATCAAAGATGATCGCAAGCATCTTTCCATGCTTGAAGATTTCTGGCTTCCTCGTCGTGAAGGCGGTAAGGGAACAGAAATTACAACTCTTCCTGGCGCACAGAATTTAGGCGAGTTGGAAGATGTAAAGTATTTTGAACGCAAGCTATACAAAGCACTTGGTGTTCCTATTGGTCGTCTTGAGCAACAACCAGGTGGTGGTATTCTTGGTCGTGCAACGGAAATTACCAGAGAAGAACTTAAGTTTGCAAAGTTTATTGACAGACTTCGTAACAAGTTTGCAACTCTATTTGATGATGTTCTTCGTGTTCAGCTTGTTTTAAAGAAAATATGTACTGAAGAAGAGTGGAAAGAGTTCAAAGAAGATGTTTACTACGATTTCAAGAAAGACAACAACTTTGATGAGTTGAAAGAGTCTGAACTATTAATGAATCGTATTGCAACTCTTCAAGCTGTAGATCCGTATGTTGGCCGTTATTATTCTATGCAGTGGGTTCGCAAGAATGTTCTAATGATGGATGATGAAGACATTGAAGAAATCCAAGCGCAGATAGAAGAAGAACAAGCTGCAAACACTCCGGTTGATGAAAACGGTAATCCATTGCCTACAGATGATCAGGGTAATCCGTTGCCGCCTCAAGCACCTGCATCTAATATGGTTCCACCTACTCCTCAAGAGAGTATGATGCAGCAGTATGCAGCGCAGCAGGGAGTGCCTCCTGAACAACAACCCGTTCAAGATGGAACAGGTAAAGATCAGATAGATCCATTAGAGATGGGACAAGCAACAAATCGCAGAAGATTTGTCAATGATACTATGGAACCAGTAAGATGATGAAATTTGAAGACTTTATATCAGAATCTTTAGCTGCTGAGGTCAAGTCAGAACCAAAAACAAACGCATCCAAAGAAGCAAGAAGACTTGGGCTGACTTATATGGGTTTTGGCAGATATGCTGACTCTAAAGGCAGAATAGCATATACAGTAGATAACGATAGACTTGTGCCATACAAACATATAGAAGAAATTCAAAGTATATATGACAAAGCTAGAAGCACAAGTAATCCAAATAAATCCAAAGAGTTAATGACTCAAGTTGATACTCATTCAAAAGTTTTGTCAAAAAGAGAAGCAGAAGATATTAAGATTCTTAACAAGAAATACAAAGAAACAATAGCTTTGAATAAAGAACTATACAAGTTCTATAAGCCTGGAATGTATGATGACGAAGAAATACGAGCAATCGAAGAATACACTAGTGATGCTTTTGATCCTATAAATAGATTTCTTTACAAAGGTCATGATCCAGATACAGAGCCAGAATACGCTTCTTTTATAGAAAGTATGGTAGAAGCACTAGATTCAGCTTTTGAAGAAACACAAGCTCCATTTGATTATACTGTATACACAGGTCTGAGTGAAAGATATAAAGCTGAAAAAATAAAACCTGGCAGTGAATATATCTTCAGAGGTTATTTGTCTACTTCTATAAATTTCAATACAGCCATTAATGGATTTACCGATTCGGACTGGGGCAATGAAAAACCCGTAGTGCTTCAAATCGAGATTTCGAAGGGTCAAAAATCTATCTATGTTGATCCACTTTCTTCTAATAGAGGCGAATTGGAAACAATGTTGCCGAGAGGTTCAAAAGTCAAAATTGTTTCTGGTCCACATCAAATTGATTATGGTATACTAAATCCAGAAGCAGATTCGGTAACGATAAATCTTTTCCATTGTGTATTGATAGAAGATTTATAAATATACTAAACACTCAGGAGAATAAAATGTCAGTAAACAAAGCATTAGAAAACATTCTAGAAGGCAATCTAGATGCTATGCGTACACATTTTTCAAACGCTCTCGCTACAAAGGCTGTTGAAAAGTTGGAAGAACGCAAGATTGATATCGCACAAAGTTACTTCGGTCAGGTAATGGAAGAAGTTGAAGAACTTGATGAGAAGACAATAGCTTCTAAAAAGTCAAGTAAAGGAACAAAGTGGAAAGTAAAATCTAAGAATTCTGATGAAAAAGGATCGGAAGTTGAAGTTCGTCAAGGCAAAAGAGTTAAAGATACTGGTGATTATGATCGTGGAGCCAGAGCGTTCTTTATGAAGAGTGGCACTTACGAAAATCCTAAAGATATGCTTAGAAAGAGAAAGTAATACATCATGAAAAGCATCAAAGACCTAAGAGAACAGTATAATCTCATTACTGAAAAAGAAGAACACGACATGAATAAGCTTACCCAGCTTGTTCGTGCAGGTTTGTTTGATGCTAAAAAGCTATCAGCACTAAAACGCGCTATGGAAAAACCAGCAGATAAGATGACAGCGCAAGAAAAGCGCATGATGATCAATTTGCTGGACGCTCTAATGTCCGAAGTTCTTTCAGACAAGATGGTATACAGAAAGATCAAACAAGATGTAATGATGAAGGAATCAAAAGCTGGTATAGCTAAAGATGTAACAAACATTCCTGCTGTAGTAGTTCTAAAAAGAAAAGCAATTCGTGCTTTTCCTGATGGGCAAAAAGTTGGTCTTTACTATGCTCAAGCACTCGACAAGTATGTAACAATTCCATTCAATGAAATTGGTGTTGCTGATGTGAATGAAGAGATTCGTTTAGATGAAGGCGTAAAAGACATTATCAAAAAAATCGGCAAAGGCATAGCCAACAACTTTTTTGGCTCAGCTAACAGTGAAAATTCAGGTACATCGTCTCGTAGTAAATCAGAACCAAAATACACTACACCAATGTCATCTAAGTTTACCGTGGCTGGTATTGCACCAAAATCTGCAATTGATCCTGATAATGATTCACCTGCTATTCAATCTAAGATGAGATCACAGTATAGACAGTCTCTTCAAGTTCAGGAAACCAATAATGTAAATATAAATGAAATTTATAAAAAAGTAACATCAGGAGAGAGAGGTCCTGAAGATGCTAGAGTATACTCTGGACCGGGCGGCGGTTTTAATCCAGCACAAATTCCTTATGGTGGTATAAATTCAAGAAGAACTGGTAGCGGTGAACTTTATGGCGGCAGAAGAATATCTTCTGGTGCTTTGAGAAGATCAAAGTCAGACACAACATTGAAAAATCCTTTAGCGCATTCTCCTGTAAAGACTATGAAAAAAGTCAAGCAAGATGTTCAAGTTGATGTGAAACAGAAGAGAAACGAAATTTCAGCACAGAATTTTTGGAAGAAGCAAGCTGAGAAAAAACAAGCTGAAATAGCTGATCCAAAACCATCTGGACCGCCAAAGAGAGTTGTGCCTAAAAGAAAATCTCCTGATAGAAGAGATAAGCCTTTTGAAGATCCTCGCACTCGTCCTGGAACTCCAGTAAGAAAAGAACCGGATAAGAAACCAGAACCAGATAAGAAACCAAAACCAGATAAGAAACCAAAACCGGACAAGAAGACTGATAAAAAGAAAGATTTAGAGAAGCAACCTCAAAATAACACAGGTACCAGAACTGATGCAAAAAGCAAATTGGGTAGAGCAGCCAAGTTAGCAGCCGCAGCAGCAGGTCTAGGATTACTTGCAAGACTTAGAGGTGGCGGTTCATCGGAGAAAGCCAAAGGCGAAAAGAAGCTTACTGGAACCAAAAGTTCAACAATCAAAATACCTACAATTGAACCCACATATCGAGGAACAGATGATGCTATCAAATCTTTGGAAAGAAGTTTGTTTAGAAAGTCAATGACTGAAAATGTTCAATTGGATTTAGATGGAAATTTATTTGAAATAAATAGTAAAGAAGCTGACAAAGTATTAAGACTATATGAATCTCTCAATATCAAAAACAAAAAGAAAATGCTTCAAATGATGAACGAGAGCAATGAAAGTCTAAAAAAAGTAATATCATTCGCAATAAGGCAATAATATGGCAAACTTAATAACAGAACAAAGACTAATAGACTCTAACAAAAGAGCATTGATAAAGTATGTAATTCTTTCTGATGGCACTCAGGAAGCAAATACTCGTTTGCTTGATGCGTCTACATTGCAATTTGCACTAAATGCGAACGGTTATATTATGCAGTCTAACACTCATCCAAAGTCAAGCTATAGATCAACTGTAAGAAAGATCAAAGCATATTCCAGAACAGGTGGTTCTTTTAGATTGAAGTGGGAAGGCGATGCAAACTCTGAAATCATTACATTTGGTTCTGGTTCAGTAGACTTTACATTTGAAAACGACGGCGCAATCATTCCTAATCCAGAAGCAAATGCTACAGGTGATATTTTAATCAGCACAGCAAATCTTGTTTTTGGTGATACCACAACGATATTTTTAGATATTAGAAAAGAAAGCTTAGATTATGATGCAGGGCAGACAGCAGATCCATATGCATTCAACAGGATACAATCATGAGAGATTTAGTTAATTCCATAATCAACAAAAACTATACAGAAGCTAATGATCTTCTAGAAGAACAACTTTCACATATTTCCATTGTCAAGTTGGAAGAAGCAAAGAAGATGTCTGCTGCAAAGATGACTGCTGAACAAAGTCATTCAATGAATAGAACAGCATCAAATCTTGTAAGACTTGGTGTAGTTGAAGAAGAGGAAGTAGAAGAAGCTGTTGATCCAAAAGATAGTAGCATGTCTGCTGAAAAAGGACCAGCACAATCAAAAAATGTTACAGTGGTTCCTAAATCACAGCCAGGTAGCACACATTACAAGAATATGAAAGAGAGTGATGATCTAGGACCTGTAAAGAAGAAAGATAATGAGTCACAGGAATATGAACATTCAGAATCAAGAAAAAGAATAAGATCAGTCAAACATCCTGGCAAAGAGTGGAAACTTGTAAGTGAGCAAATGGTAAATCGTAGCACTAAGTCAAGTAGTCCTGCTTACAAGCAAGCACAAACAACATGGATAAATAGAGTTATAACAGGAAAACCTGTTGCTTCAAGCATTGCATCATCTCTGGCCAGAGACGATATGACTCCTTCTGAAAGAATGAGTGCAAATAAAACACAACAAATAAATACACAACTAAAAACTCCAGCGCCTCGTGCTGGCGGATATACTGACGCAAGAACAAATAAGCCGTATGTGCCTCCAAGAGCAGAACAGATGCCTCTACGTGGTCCAACAACTCAAGGTTCTTCACAGGTAAACAGAGCAGGTAAAGTCGATAGACCTATTCCAGCTTCTCCTATAAAAACAAATGTTCAGCAAAGAACAACTACTGTCAATAAAGTCAACGAAGAAGAGCAGTTAGACGAAGCAAGATTTAAAATAGTCAAAGCAAGAATTCGTGGTGGTAAAATACAACGCCGCAAAAAAATATCCAATGTTCCAGGTTACAGAATGCAAGGTTCAACCTTACAGCGTATGTCACCAGCAGAAAGACGCAGAAGAAAAATGGGTGCAAGAAGAGCAAAAATCAAGCGTAGAACAAAAATGACAAGAACTCTTATGAAGCGCCAAAGATCAATCAGAAGAAGAAAGGCTTTAGGTCTATGAAGCTTATAAAAGAAGAAGTAAACGAAATCCGTTTTCTTACAGAGATGAATGAGAAGACTGGTAAGAAAGAGATGTTCATTGAAGGCATCTTTATGCAGGCTGAACAGAAGAACAAGAACGGTCGTGTGTATCCTTTTGGTGTTCTTAACAAAGAAGTTGACAGATACAATAGTGAGTATGTCACAAAAAATCGTGCATTTGGTGAATTAGGGCATCCTGATTCTCCGACAATCAATTTGGATCGTGTGTCTCACATGATTACAAAGCTTTATCCAGATGGTAATAACTTTATAGGTAAAGCAAAAATTTTAGATACTCCTAACGGAAATATTGTGAAAAGTTTACTAGATGGTGGTGCTAGTTTAGGTGTTTCAACAAGAGGCGTAGGGTCTCTTAAACCTTCCAACGGTTATCAGTTGGTGCAAGATGATTTTAGACTAGCTACAGCAGCAGATGTTGTAGCTGATCCTTCAGCACCTAATGCTTTTGTGCAAGGTATAATGGAAAATGCAGAATGGATTTTAACTGAGCATGGTTGGCAACAAGTTCATGTTGATCGTGCTAAGAAAATGATCAGAGAAGCATCTAAAAATGAGATTGAAGCAGTAAGTCTTCGTCTTTTTGAACATTTCATTTCAAAATTGTAAAATTATAAATAACAATAGAAACAAGGAGTATTTTCATATGGGTAAGTCATTAACAGAAGTGGCGAAAGCGATTTTGATGAATGAGTCAAACGACTCAGAACCAGATCGCGGCGCTAAGTCTTCAAATCCTAATATGGCAACATTGAAGCCAGGTGGTGGCTCAAAGGGTGGTGCTGAACCATCTCCAATGAGCAATCAAGCTACATTGGTAGGTGATGCACCAAAGAAGCCAGGTGAAGGCAACAATGTTGGCGCTAAAGCTGCTACAATGAAGCAGGACACATCACAAGCTTCTCCATCTCGCAAGGGTGCAGTTCCTGCACAGCCACCAGAAAAGATGATGGCCGAAGAAGAAGATATTGAAGAAGGTGTAGAAGACGTTTCAACATCTTCATCCAATCTACCTATAAGAAACAAAATGGCAAACTCAACTCAAAGCGGCGCAGTTCGTAGACCTATGCCTATGAGAGAAGAAGAAGACCTAGAAGAAGACATTGAAATCTCAGAAGAACTAGAAGCTTTCATTGATCAGTGCCTTGAAGAAGGTATGTCTGAAGATGAAATTGCAGAAGCAATTGAGGAAAACTTTGAGTTTGTTGCAGAGGAAACAGAAGAAGTTCCTTACTACGACTATGAAGTAGACATGAATGAAGATGTTCAGGCTCTATTTGCAGGCGAAGACCTTTCAGAAGAGTTCATGGAAAAAGCAAAGACAATCTTTGAAGCTGCTGTTGTAGCAAAGATGCAGTCTGAGATTGCTCGTCTGGAAGAAGCATATGCTGCTACTCTAGAAGAAGAGGTAGAAACAATTAAGGAAGAACTGTCCAACAATGTTGACGATTACCTAAACTATGTTGTAGAAAACTGGGTATCTGAAAACGAAGTTGCTATTGAAGCAGGTCTCCGCACAGAACTAACAGAAGATTTTATTTCTGGTCTTCGCCAGCTATTTGCAGAACACTACATTGACATTCCTGAAGATCAGATTTCAGTTGTTGAAGAATTAGGTTCTAAGGTTGAAAAACTAGAAGAAAAACTAAATGAAGAAATTGAGCGTAATGTTGAATTGACAAACATTCTTTCTGAAAGTGTTAGAAACGAAATTATCAATGATATGACAGATGGTTTGACAGTGACTCAAGCTGAAAAGCTTAAGTCCCTTTCTGAAGGTGTTGAGTTTGTTGACGAAGAGTCATTCGCAACAAAAATTCAGACTTTGCGCGAAAATTATTTCCCATCAAACATCAAGTCTCAGACAGAACTTGATAGCATTGTACCGGGTACTGAAGGTCAAACAATGATTTCAGAAGAAAATAATCCAATGAACAAGTATGTTCGCGCACTTGGTAAAACTCTTCCAAATTAATGGAATTTTATAAATAAAAATAAGATATCTCAAAAGGAGAATTTAAATGTATCTTACAGAACAATTAGAACAGAAGTGGTCTCCAGTATTGGACCACGAAGGTGCAGGCAAGATTGGTAATGCATACAAGCGCGCTGTTACAGCTATCGTTCTTGAAAATCAAGAACGCGCTATGGCAGAAGAATCTCGTATGCTTAACGAAGCTGCACCAACAAACGCAACAGGTAATGCAATTTCAAACTACGATCCAATTCTTATTTCATTGGTTCGTCGTGCGCTTCCAAAGTTGATTGCTTATGATGTTGCAGGTGTACAGCCTATGACTGGTCCAACAGGACTTATCTTTGCTATGCGTTCACGCTATGGTTCACAGACTGGCACAGAAGCATTCTTCAACGAAGCTAACACTGCATTTTCTTCTCAGAACGCAGCTGGTGGTCTTGTTGGTGGTGGCGCTCATGCTAACACAAATCCTGTAGCAAACACACTAAACTCAAGTCTTTATACAACTGCTAACGGTATGACAACTGCTCAAGCTGAAGCACTAGGCGATGGTACCGCTGGTAACGCATTCGCTGAAATGGCATTCAGCATTGAGAAGGTAACTGTAACTGCTCGTAGCCGTGCGCTAAAGGCAGAATACACAATGGAACTCGCTCAGGATCTTAAGGCTGTTCACGGTCTAGACGCTGAGACAGAACTTGCTAACATTCTGTCTACAGAAATCCTAGCAGAAATCAATCGTGAAGTAATTCGTACAATCTACACATCTGCTGTTCGTGGAGCTACATACGGAACAACCACAGCTGGTACATTCGATCTTGACACAGACTCAAACGGCCGTTGGTCAGTTGAAAAGTTCAAGGGTCTTGTATTCCAGATTGAGCGTGAGTGCAATGCAATTGCGAAGGCAACTCGTCGTGGTAAGGGTAACATTCTGATCGTTTCATCAGATGTTGCATCCGCTCTTGCGATGGCTGGTGTTCTTGATTACACACCTGCTCTTCAGGTTAATCTTGAAGTAGACGATACTGGCAACACTTTTGCTGGTACAATGCACGGTCGTGTAAAGGTTTACATTGATCCATACTTCGGTGGTTCATCTGCTGGCGACGAACTTGTAACCGTTGGTTATAAGGGTACATCACCATATGATGCTGGTCTATTCTACTGCCCATACGTACCTCTACAGATGGTCCGTGCTATCGGTCAGGATACATTCCAGCCTAAGATTGGCTTCAAGACTCGTTACGGCATGGTTGCAAATCCATTTGCGCGTGGCGATGATGCATCTTCACCTGGTCTTGGTGTTATTGCTGATCGTACAAATCAGTATTACCGCATCTTCCGTGTCCGCAACCTCATGTAACAAATTGTTGCACTTTGCGATATAAGTTTGGGGAGCTTCGGCTCCCCTTTCTTTTGTCACCAAATACATACAGTTATTACAAAGCCACCAAAGCATAAATACTCATATAGGAGTATCAAATGACACAACGATCTTTTCTAAACATAAATCCAGAGAACACAAACTTTCTTCAAACAACGAAGTATACTTTTGTTATTCCTAATTTACCTTTTGCAAGATACTTCTGTCAAAATGTCAATCTTCCAGGTGTAACATCAAACGAGATTGAAGTACCTAATCCTTTTGCAAGTGCATATAGACATCCAACAAAAATGTCTTTTGAAGCTTTCACTATCACATTTTTGGTAGACGAAGATTTGAAAGTATGGGAAGAAACATTCAAATGGATTGTTTCTCTAACAAGACCAGAAAGCTACTCTCAATACATCAAAAGCATAAATGCAGATGCTTCTCCATATCAAGATGGTTTGTTGACTATAAATACCAACGCTAACATATCAAACATCAGAATAAAGTTCAGAAATGTGTTTCCTGTTTCTCTTGGAGGAATACAATTCAGCACAATGAACTCCGCAGATACTACACCTACCGCAGATGTTACCTTCAGATATGATATATTTGATATTGAAAGATTGTAGTTGACAGGAACTTGATTTCCTTATATACTTACAATCATTTTTTGTAATGGAGATGTAATGAAACCGCCAGTGAACATTGACGCACTCATGGAAGAATGGGTCAAAGACTCAGCATGGGATGAAACTGAACCGCAGAAAGCTATGGCTAACATACCAAAGCTTCATGCGAAGTATTTGCGTATCATGACACATCACAATCTGTTAGTCAAGAAGCTTTATGCTGAGTATAATACCAGACGCAAGATCAAGTGGGAATATTATAGTGGAGACTTGAACAACCCAGAAGACCTTGAGAAGTATGGACTTGAACCTATGATGAAAAAGGTTCTTCGCGCAGACTTGTCCCACTATCTTGATTCGGACACTGAACTAAATAACATACTGTTAAAGAAAGTGATACATGAAGAGATTGTTGAGTTCTGTAAGAATGTATTGAAGGAGTTGAACAATCGTACTTGGCAGTTGAAAGAATACATGTCATGGGAAAGATTTGTCGGTGGACAGTAATAGTAAA